CACCAGGTTGCTGACTGATGATGCCGCAGAATGCGCTTGCAATCTGATCGAAAGCGTTTTGCCCGCAGATGTGGAACCGGTGCGGCATGGACAGTGGATGCCCATGCCTGAACCGCCGAAGGAAGGAGCTTGTAAAGAATGAAAGGAGCAACGGCATTTGACAAATGGTGCCACCGTGTTTTCGAAAGCTGCGGGGGTGGGAAAGACTATTTTGAAAGAGAAACACTCGCCCATTGCGAAAGATGCGGAAATCCACTGTACGCCTATTACTGTGAAGATCGCTTGTTTTTTGTAGAATGCAAATTTTGTGAAAAAAAGGCGCTAGTAAAGGCCAATAATCGGGACGATGCGGCTCGTAAGGCGTTTGGTAAAGGAGGAGACGAAAATGCGGCTGATTGATGCAGACGAACTAAAGGGAAAGGCGTTTGCCGCCCCTGACGATGGCGAATATTTTGTTTATTGCCAGGATATTGACGAGGCTCCAACCGTGGATGCCGTGCCTGTAGTCCGGTGCCGGGCCTGCAAGTTTTGGGAACCGTATGGAATCAAGGGTTCCCGCAAGGTCGGAGGCCCGCTAGAATTGGAAGGCGGATGCATGAAGTGGCGTGGAAGACATTTAGAAAGCGATTTTTGCAGCTACGGGAAAGAAAGAGCGAAGCCCATCAATTCGGCGCCGTTGAACCAAGAAGAAAGGTGGCTGAAAACCGTATGAGCAATCTTAAAGAAGCCTTCCTGGCCCTGTTGGAAGTCCTGGCCGTGTTCTTGGTGCTGGCCATCGTGTGCCTGGTGGCCATGTACTTAAATGGTCGCTACCGCCTCTGGATCATCCGGGCCACCATGGGTAGCTCTATCCCCGGCTGGCTCAAATCGGTTCTCTGGGGGTGGTGATAATGGCCAAACAGCAGCCGCCCTGGCAGGGGATGCGGTATTATGCCTGCTGCCGGGGGTGCCCCCGGAGAACACCCGCTTGTTCGGATAGCTGTATCAGCTATCTCATGGCCAAGGCCGAAAAATGGGCGGAGCGGGAGGCGCTGCGGCAGGCGAATAAGAAGCGCACGATTAAGGGGAAATGAAAAGGCCCGCTCCGAAAAGGAGCGGGTTTCTTTTATTTTTCCAGGGCTTTTTTGATGATGTACTCCAGATAGTTGGATACGCTTCTCCCCTCCCCTGCTGCGGCTTGCTGGAGCTGGGCTTTCAGGTCGGGGGTGATGCGGATGTAGAGGCGCTCGGTTTTTTCGGCCATGGGTTTACCTTTCTGCCCTCGTTACCTCCGGGGCGGGGACGGTAGTTAGATGTGATCCAGCGTGCCGAACTCTGCGATTTGCTCGGGAGTTGCTTCATCCATCTGTTCCAGCAGCTCCTCCGTTGCCATGTCCCAACCGGCTGCAAGCTGGGCGACGGCGTGCAGGCCCAGGCATACGGGGTATTCACGGCCATAGATGGAATCGGAATATTCGGGCTTCGCAATGTAGTAAGTTTCCATTTTTGTTCCCTTTCTGCCCTTAACCCTGGGCGGTGGGTGTTATTAATTACAGTGATATTGTACACCATTTGTACGCACAAATCAATAGGCAGAATGACCAAATTATAGTCATGGATTTTGAATGGTTTGTGACGAGGGCAAAAGTCGAATGGAAATAGAACTTTTGGGCGGATATAATGGGAAGAAAAAGGAGGGGGGCGTGTTGAACTGGGGGAAGGTCAAGCGAGATTATATTGCCGGGAAAGGCAGCTATCGGGAATTGGCGGCGAAACACGGGGTCCCTCTGCGAACGTTGGCGGACAGAGCCAGGGCGGAACAGTGGGTTGCCCTGCGGGAACAGGCCCGCAACAAAAGTGTTACAAAAACCATTGATAAAATCGCAACGGCCAACGGGGTAGCGGACACCAGGCTACAGGATGCGGCGGTGAAGCTGATTGGCAAGGCAATGGACGGCATCAAGGACACAGACCCGGAGGATGCACGGAAGTTAAAAGCCTACTCCGGGGTGCTGCGGGACCTGAAAGAGGTGCTGGATTTGCGGACACCGCTGGATATACAAGAGCAGGAGGCCCGGATCGAGAAGCTGCGGCGAGAGGCGGAGAAGGACAGGGACGATAAGAACCGGGAAGTTGTTGTGGCGTTCGGAGGGGCGGACACATGGGCAGAGTGATATTGGATATGGGCCCGGGGCCAAACCCCAAGCAGGAACTGGCGTTCAAGGAAAAGCACCGGTATGTGGGCTACGGTGGGGCCAGAGGCGGGGGGAAAAGCTGGTTCGTTCGGTGGAAGGCAATTCTTCTGAGCCTGCGGTATCCTGGTATCAAGATCCTTATTACTCGGCGGACTTACAAAGAGCTGGACAACAACCATATCGTGCCGCTGCAGAAGCTGCTGGATGGGGTGGCCAGCTACAACCGCACGGACAAGCGATTTACATTTCCAAACGGCAGTACCATCAATTTTGGATACTGCGCCGCAGACGGTGACCTAGGGCAGTATCAGGGTGCAGAGTATGATGTGTGGTTTGCGGACGAGGCGGGGCAGTTTCGGGAAGATTGGCTGACAAACATTGATGCCTGCGTCCGTGGGGCCAACGAGTTCCCGAAACGGACCTACTACACATTGAACCCTGGGGGGCCGAGCCACGCTTATTTCAAACGGTTGTTCGTAGACCGGCGGTACACGCCGGAGGAACACCCGGAGGATTACGCTTTCATTCAGGCCCTGGTGACAGACAACAAGGCCCTGATGGATAAGCAGCCGGAATACAAGCGGAGCCTGGAAAAGCTTCCGCCAAAGCTGCGGGCGGCCTGGCTGAACGGAAGTTGGGACGTTTATGAAGGGCAGTTTTTTGAGGAGTTCCGGGATGATCCGGCACACTATACGGACAGGCAGCTGACCCATGTGATAGAGCCCTTTGAGATACCGGAGGGGTGGAAAATCTACCGGAGCTTCGACTGGGGCTACAACAAGCCCTTTTCCTGCGGCTGGTGGGCCGTAGACTACGATGGGGTTTTGTATCGAATATTAGAACTATACGGCTGCACGGAGACCCCCAACGAGGGCTTCAAGTGGCCGCCGGAGCGGGTTTTTAAAGAAATCCATCGGATAGAGGTGGAACACCGGTGGCTGGCGGGAAAACACATCACGGGCATTGCAGACCCGGCCATCTGGGATGCGGAACGGGGAGAGAGCATTGCGGATGTGGCCATGAAGTACCGTGTGTACTTTACCCCGGGAGACAACAAGCGGATACCCGGGTGGATGCAGATGCACTACCGGCTGGCCTTTGACGACAATGGATTCCCGCAAATGTATATTTTCAAAAACTGCAAGGCCTTTATCCGGACCATCCCAATGCTGATGTACGATGACCACCGGGTGGAAGACCTGGACACCAGCATGGAGGACCATGTGGCGGATGAGGCCCGGTATATGTGCATGTCCCGGCCCATCAAGCCGGTGCTGCAGGTGGTGGAGGATGACTATAAGCACTCCCCCGCTTTCGTGGCCCTGGATGTACCCAGGGAGAACCTGTACAGGCCCCAGAGCCGGGAGAAGATGACGATCATAGGAGGAAGCAATGGCGAAGATTAAGAAGAAGCAGCCGATGCAGGAGGGGCAGGAGGTCCAGCAGCCCCAGGAGCAGCCACAGGCGGCGGAACCGGAACAGAGCGGCACAGGGCTTGCTACCAGGAACCCGGCGGCGCAGTCGGCTATGCTGGAGGCCACAGCTGCCCAGATGGGACGGGCAGGAGCCGGGACAGAAGGCGGGACCACGGCGGGCGGCACACGGGAAATGCTCTCCGGCACCAATGGGGTGACCATCGAGGCGGTGGGAGACGACCAAGTCAAAGAGGCCATGCAGATTCTGAACGAATACAAGCAGGGCAAGACCAGCCTGGACCAGAGGATCGTGGACAACGAGCAGTGGTACCGGCTGCGGCACTGGGACACGCTGCGGAAGAGCAGCAGTCAGGTAGCGCCGGTCTCCGGGTGGCTCTTCAACGCCCTGGCAAACAAGCATGCCGACAGCATGGACAACTACCCCACCTGCACGGTGCAGCCCAGGGAGGTTGGAGACCAGGAGGAGGCCAAGCGGCTGAGCTCCATTATTCCGGTGGTGCTGGACCAGTGTGACTTTGAGGCGGTATACGATGCAGAGCAGGACTACAAGCTCAAGTTTGGGGCCGGGGTCTATGGCGTATTCTGGGATGCCAGCAAACTCAACGGGCTGGGGGACATCAGCATTAAGCAGATCGATATTCTCAATTTGTACTGGGAGCCGGGTATCACGGATTTGCAGGAGAGCCGGAACCTGTTTTATGTAACGCTGGTGGACAACGACGTGCTGAAAGAGCTGTATCCGGATGTAGGAGACCAGGTGGGCGACAAGTCCTTTACGGTGGCGGAGTACACCTATGACGACAACGTGGACACCAAGAACAAGTCCGCAGTCATCGACTGGTACTACAAGCGGCGGGTAGGTACCCAGACCATCCTGCACTATTGCAAATTCACCGGCGGCAAGGTGCTATATGCCAGTGCCAATGACCCGGCCTATGCCCAGAGAGGTTGGTATGACCATGGAATGTACCCCTTTGTGATGGACCCCATGTTCAAGGTGGCGGGCAGCCCCTGCGGGTTTGGGTATATCGATGTGGCCAAGAGTGCCCAGGAGTATATTGACCGGGGAAACCAGGCCATTATGCAGAACATGCTGGCCAACGCACGGCCCAGGCACTTTATTCGGACGGACGGCAGCGTGAACGAGAAGGAATATGCAGACCTTACCAAGGACTTTGTTCACGTTGACGGCAACCTGGGAGAGGACAGTATCAAGCCCATCCAGGGAAAGATATTGAACGGCGTGTATGTCACCGTGATGAACAACAAAATCGACGAGCTGAAAGAGGTCACGGGAAACCGGGACATTTCTACCGGCGGGACGGTCTCCGGCGTGACGGCGGCCTCGGCCATTGCGGCCATGCAGGAGGCGGGCAGCAAGCTGAGCCGGGACAGCAACAAGGCCTCTCACCGGGTATTCCGGCAGGTGTGTCTGATGCTCATCGAGCTCATCCGGCAGTTCTACGACCTTCCCCGGCAGTTCCGGATCGTGGGAGAGCAGGGACAGGCGGAGTTTGTGAGCTACAGCAATGCAGGGCTGCAGCCCCAGGCCCAGGGAGTGGACTTCGGGGTGGACATGGGGTACAGACTGCCGGTATTCGATATAGCGGTAGCCAGCGAGAAAGCAAGCCCCTACTCCCGGCTGAGCCAGAACGAAATGGCAATGAGCTTCTACTCAGCCGGATTCTTCAATCCCCAGCTGGCAGACCAGGCGCTGGCATGCCTGGAAATGATGGACTTTGACCGGAAGGACCAGGTGGTGCAGCGAATCCAGCAGAACGCCATGGCCTATCAGGCCCAGCAAATGGCCATGATGGGGATGGGCATGGGGGCGGCACCGGTTCAGGAGACCCCCGGCGGGAATGAAGCGGAGAGCACCGGCGGGGAGAGCAGCATTACGAAGAACGCCAGAGAGCGGGTGGCAACCTCCACCTCTCCGGGCTGATAGGAGGCAAGCATGATCAAGGCAAGCATTGGCGCAAGAGAGGACGAGTTGTGGCTAAACATGTACGGCCACGCAGAGGGCGGGGCTTATGGCCATGACCTGATCTGTGCCGCCGCCACCACCCTGGTCTACACCCTGGCCCAGGTGGTGACCAATATGGATGAGCGGGGGGAGCTCAAAGAAGCACCGGTGATCCATATCGCACAGGGAGAAGCACTGATAAACTTCCGGCCAATGGAGCCGGAACGGGGCAGAATCACCATGGATGTGCTGCGGGCAGGGCTGGGATGCCTGGCCCACAATTATCCCCAGAATATCGCACTTTATTTTGTCGGAGACTGCGAAAGCAGCGAACATAAAACCGAGGAGCCGCTGGCCTAACCAGCAGATATGGATTCGCCGGGCCTAAGCGGCAGAGGAGGAGTACCTATGTATAACCATACAATGATCTGGATGCGGAACCTGCAGCTGTTTGCGGAGGGCGGCGCAGGTGCAGCCGGAACGGGCGAAGGAGGCTCCGACGCCGGGAGTCAGGTAGAGGGTCAGCAGAACCAAGGGGACGCCCTTGTAGAACAGCTGAACCAGGAACCCACCGCAGAACCCACGTTCAAGGAACTGATCAAGGGCAAGTACAAGGCCGACTATGATGCGGCAGTACAGAAAGCCATTCAGAGCCGGATGCGTGGGGCCAACGCCAACGCTGAGAAGCTTGCAAAGATGGAGCCGCTGATGCGGCTGCTGGGTCAGCGGTACAACCAGGACCCCGGAAACATTGATGGGCTGATGGCCGCCCTGGACAATGACGAGAGCCTGTGGCAGTCGGAGGCCATGGCCCGGGGGATGTCCACGGACCAGTACAAGCAGATTCGGACCATGGAGCGGGAAAATGAGGCCCAGAAGCTTCAGGTGATGCAGCTGCAACGGGAGCAGACGGCCAGAGAAGAGTATGGTAGGTGGCTACAGCAGGCGGAGCTTGCAAAAGCCAAATACCCGGAACTGGACCTTGAAAGCTGCCTGGAGGATGAACAGTTTGGAATGCTGCTGCAAAGCGGCGTTGACGTAGAGACAGCCTATGTGGCCAGATACCATGATGAAATCATGCAGGCGGGCATGGCACACGCTGCCCAGGAGGCAGAGCGAAAGCTATCTGCCAGTGTGGCGGCGGGTGCACGGAGGCCTGCGGAGGGCGGGACCGGGAACGGCGCCGCTGTTACCACGAAAGTTGATGTAAGCAAAATGAGCCGAACGGAATTTATGGCCTACATGGACAAGGTCATGCGTGGAGAGCGGATTTCCTTCGGCTAAAAACGAAAGGAGAACAAATGAACGAATACATTCTGAAAATGATGGGTCTGCAGCTGTTTGCGGACAACCTGAACACCAACGTCACCACGGATTCCGGACTGTCCGTGGAAAACAAGACCTTTTATGACCGGGCATTGCTGGAAAGCGCAAAGCCCAACCTGGTACATGGCCAGTTCGGCCAGAAGCGGCCTATCCCTAAGAACGGCGGTAAGAAAATCGAGTTCCGGCGGTACGGTGTGCTGCCCAAGGCGCTGACCCCCCTGACCGAAGGTGTGACCCCGGATGGCCGGAAGCTGAGTGTTTCTGCCATTGAGGCCGAGGTAAAGCAGTACGGCGACTATGTGGCCCTGTCCGATGTGCTGGAACTGACCGCCATTGACAACAACGTGCTGGAGGCCACCAAGGCCATTGGCAACCAGGCGGGCCTGACCCTGGATACCGTGACCCGGAACATCATGCAGACGGGTACCAACGTGTACTACTGCCCCAAACTGGGCGCAGACGGCGGGAAGACGGAGGTCACTTCCCGGGCGGACCTGGATGCGACCTGCAAACTTACGGTTGATGCCATCAAGAAGGTCACGGCCATTTTGAAGGCGGCCAACGCCCCCAAAATCAACGGCGACTATGTGGCCATCATCCACCCCTATGCTGCCTATGACCTGATGAGCGACCCCAAGTGGGAGGACTGGCACAAGTACACCACCTCGGACAACCTGTATTCCGGCGAGATCGGCAGAATTGCGGGGGTGCGGTTCGTGGAGACCTCCGAGGCCCAGATCGTGGCGGAGACCAGCAAGCCCGCTGTTTTCTGCACCCTGATTCTGGGTGAAAACGCCTACGGTATTACGGAAGTCACCGGCGGCGGACTGAAGACCATCATCAAGCAGCTGGGTTCTGCCGGTACCGCTGACCCCCTGGACCAGCGGAGCACTGTGGGCTGGAAGGCCATGCAGACCGCCGAAATTCTCCAGGAGCCCTATATGGTGCGTGTGGAGAGCTGCGGCGAGTTCTCCGGCACGGCCAAGGCCAACTAAGGATAACCACAATAGGGGCGGGTCACCGCCCCACGACATGAAAGGAGCAGCATATGGCAAGCAAGAATACCACCACCGAAGAGAAGATCGTGCCCGCTACCGAAGAGAAGCGGGTGACCATCCGGCTGCCGGTGAGCAGAGAGGAGCGGGATGACGTGTATGTTGGCCTGAACGGAAAGGGCTACCTTATCAAGCGGGGTGTGAACGTGGACGTGCCCGCCGGTGTGGCGGAAATCCTGCAGCGGCGGGAAGAAATGCTGGAAAGTGCCTTTGCCTACGAAGACCAGCTGGAAAAGGCTTCCTTCCCCGGAGAGAAGGTGTAAAAAATGACCGTCCAGGAAGCAATCACTGCAATTGACAACCGGTCCCCCAACGCCTACGGCATCACGGACAAGCTAGCATGGCTCAGCAGCCTGGACGGGCAGATTCGGGCGGAGATCATCGACACCCACGAGGGCGGGCCCAATACGGACTTTGCGCCTTATACCATTGATGACAAGAACTTCCTGCTGCTGGCTCCCCCACCCTATGACCAGATGTATATCAGCTGGATGGAAAGCCGCATCAACTACGCCAATGCGGAATATGGCCGGTACAACAATGCCATTGCCATCTTCCAGGGAGAGTATGAGGCTTACCGGAACTGGTACAACCGGAACCATATGCCGCTGGCCAGCCGGTTTTCCTATTTCTAAGGAGGGGCTGCGCATGAGACTACCGCAACTAAATGTGCTCACCACCAGTGAGCAGGTGACAGCGCAATTCCCGGGACTGGACCGGAACGCCAGAAGCGCCGACGGGACCATGTCGGACATGCTGAATCTGACATCAGATGACTTTCCCCTGCTGTCCTCCAGGCAAAAGCGGACAATGCTGGACGTGCTGGTAAAGCCCAACGGGATGATCGCCCAGAACAAGCTGGTATGGGTGGACAACCGGAACCTCTTCTACGGCGGGGAGGACCTGACGGACCACCTGATCGATGCTGGGGTGCATCTGACGGACAGCGAGAAGCAGCTGGTGAGCATGGGCGCATACATTATTATCCTGCCGGACAAAGCCTATATCAATACCCAGGACTACAGTGACTGCGGGAAAATCGAGGCAGATTGGGTGAGCGACAAGACCGCATCCGTGAATATCTGCATGGAGGACGGCACGGAATATGACTATTCCGTGGGCCCCACGGCACCGGCAACACCAAAGAACGGGCAATACTGGCTGGATACCTCCGGAGAAAAGGACAGCATGAAGGTATACAGCGAGAGCACGGGAACCTGGGCCTCCATGGCGACCGTCTATTGCAAAATCACATGCAGCGGAATCGGGGCGCAATTTAAGGATAATGACGGAGTCCTGGTATCCAACACCGGCAAAGAGCAGCTGGACGGCAGCAAAATCCTTTACCGAGTCGCACCGGACAGCGTGATCGTCATCGGGCTGGTGGGAAAGGGGACTACCATACCTGCCGGGCAGCTGCGGCTTCGGCGGCGGATGCCGGATATGGACTATGCCGCAGAGTGCAACAACCGGATATGGGGGTGCAAGTACGGCATTGTGGACGGCAAGACCGTGAATGAAATCTACTGCTGCGCCCTGGGTGATTTCAAAAACTGGGAACGATACGCCGGGAACTCCATGGACAGCTACCGGGCAAGCGTGGGTACGGACGGAGCGTGGACCGGGGCCATCACATACCTGGGCTATCCGCTGTTTTTCAAGGAACGGCACCTGCACAAGGTCTACGTCAGCGACACCGGGGCCCATCAGATACTGGACACGGCATGCAGAGGGGTGCAGGAGGGGTGCGCCAAGAGCCTTCAGGTGGTAAATGAACGGTTGTACTACAAGTCCAGGAGTGGCGTTTGTATGTATGACGGCAGCTTGCCGGAAACCGCCGGGTACAGCCTGGGGCCGGAGCTGTTCTCTCAGGCGGTGGGTGGCAGTATTTGGAACAAATATTACCTGTCCATGCGAGGCAAGAAGGGCTGGAGCCTGTTTGTATACGATACCTACAAATCTATCTGGATCAGGGAAGATGATACCCATGCCCTTGCCATGGCGGCACTGGGGGACGAGCTGTACCTACTGGATGCGGAGACAAATCAGCTGCTGGGTATGACGGGCCAGTCAGAGGGCGAAAAGGAAAAGTCCATGCCATGGAATTTCGTCACAAACATTATGGGCTATTCCGATGCGGGGCAGAAATACGTTTCTCGGTTCTCCGTGCGGATGAAACTGGACGACGGTGCTTCGGCGCAGTTCTCCATTGAATACGATTCCAACGGGGAATGGCTGCCCTGCGGAAGCATTACGGGGCACCGGCTGCGGAGCGCTCTGCTGCCCATCCGGCCCAGACGGTGCGACCATTTCCGGGTAAGGGCTACGGGGTTTGGACGGATGACCATCTACAGTATCTCTAAAATTTACGAGAAAGGCAGTGATGTATGTGGCTATTAATATTCCTACTCCGCCGGTGCCCAGCGGCAGCCCGGCGGAACAAATCAAGCAGATGTGGAGCTACCTATTCCGGCTTTCCGAGCTGCTGAACGCTACGAACGGAGGCGGTGACGATGTACGCAAGGCTCCCTGACGGGAAGGAAAACCTCTTTCAATGGGACACCAAGCAGTATCTGGAAGTGAGCCAGGACGTAACCCGGGTGGACTTCTGCTTCCGGGTAAACCCGGATACGGTTTACGGCGTGATCGCCAAGAAGGGCATCTGCTACATCCCCAATCTGCTGCTGCAAAAGGCCGGAATCGTAGACGCACTGGTTATGTCTACGGAAATCGGCACCGTGACCGACCGGCGGCTGGAAATTCCGGTTTTTGAGCGGCCTATCCCTCCCGGGTATGTGGCCACCAAGGACGGAGCCATTATCAGCTATGACGAGCTGGAGGACATTCTGGGGGAAATGAATTTCCTGAAGACCACCGGCGGCACCATGTCAGGCGACATCAACATGGATCAGCGGAAGGTCACAGGGCTTGTAGACCCGGTGGGAGACAGCGACGCAGTAAGAAAACGCTACGTTGATGCGAATTTCATGCGGAAGAACGGTGACAAGCTGGACGGCCCCCTATACGGGCTTCCAACGCCTGAACGAGATGACCAGGCTGTAAACAAAGCATACACGGACGAGCTGTTCCGGAAGGTCACGGCGACGGCGGAACAGAAATACCAGCTGAAAAAGCGGGTGTTCAATTGGGTAAACATCCAGGCAGGAGCGTGGGTGGCGGATTCGACCTATGCGGCACGGCCATTCCGGGCAGCGGTCCCGCTGGACGGGGTAACGGAATCGGACATTGCCCAAGTGGTGTTTTCGGACAACGACCTGCAAAATTTTGGTCTGGGGGCCAATGCGACGACCTATAACGGCGGTGTGTATGTTTATATCGACCAGGTCCCTCCGGGCGTTTTGACCGTGCCTACCATATTGATTTGGAGGTGAGAGCATGACCCAGGGAACGACACCGACCATTGAATTGCAGCTATCAAACCAGATGATCGACCTGACCACGGCCCAAAAGGTACGGGCGACGCTGATGCAGGGAGACAAGGTGCTGGCCATTGAGAGCCCGGATAACCGGATGCGGCTGGAGACGGGAAAGGTATTGCTGGATCTGACCCAGGAGGATACGCTTTTCTTTGTGCCGGGGAAGGTGCAGGTGCAGCTTCGGTGGATGGACGAGGGCGGAAAGGTCTGTGCCTCCACCATCGGCATTCTCAACGTGGACAGAATCCTTGAAAAGGGGGAATTGTGGTGAGCGAACGAGTTGCGCTAAACGTTCGGGACGATGACAGAGTCGATTTGGAGGCATCGGACAATATCTTTGTTGATGCGGACTACAACAAACTGAAACATCTCCCGAAGCTGGACGGGAGGCCCATCATCGGCGACATCCCGGAGTTAGACCCCACGGTCCCAGCCTGGGCCAAGACCCCCACCAAGCCGGAATACAACGCCGAGGAAGTAGGGGCCATTCCGAAGGGGGCCATGGTGGAGCTGGATGCCGGGGATTTTGCGGAAATGTGGGAAGCCACGATTTAAGGAGGAGTAAAAATGAAAGAATATACTGGCCGGTCCTGGGGTGCGGCGCTGATCGCAAAGGTAAAAGAGGCCCTGGGTGGTAAGGTGGACAAGGTAGCGGGCAAGGGTTTATCTACCAACGACCTGACCACCGAGCTGAAGAAAGGCTATGACGGGGCTGTAACGGACGTTGCGAACCTGAAGAAGGTAGGGGCCGAGAAGAACGTTATTGTTGGCGTGAAGGTCAATGGCACCGTCCAGACCCCGGACAGCAATCGGCAGGTGGATATTTCCGTGCCAACCGACAGCGAAATTGCCGCTAAGATCGAAGGGTACGGCTATCAGACCGAAGCCCAGGTGAATACTCTGATTGCCGGGAAGGGATACCAGACGGCGGCCCAGGTAAAGAGTACCGTTGAGGGTTACGGCTATCAGACGGCTGCCCAGGTCAACCAGATCGTTACCGGCAAGGGTTATCAGACCTCCGCCCAGGTGCAGGCGGCTATTAATGAGTCTTTGAGCGGTATTACCGGAATTGATATTCAGGTGGTGGAGAGTCTGCCCACCACGGGCGTGAAGGGCGTGATTTACCTGGTTGCCCACAAGCACGGCGACAAGGACAACTACGACGAATACGTCTGGGTCGCCAGCAAGAACGCCTTTGAGAAAATCGGCAATACCGATATTGATCTGAGCGGCTATGTGCAGAAGACGGACCTGGTGGAGCTTACGGACAAGGACCTGGAGGCAATGTGGGCAGCCTGATAGGAGGTGATGCCGGATGGCGTCTTATAAATGGTCAGCGGAGGCCGTAAAGTGGCTGCTGGACAAGTGCAAAAAGACGTTCCTGCCCAAGGACCAATTCAAGGAAGCGTATCTTGGTTGGGGTGGACGTGATATTAATTCGGACTTATCCCCTATCGATGCGGCTATGTCCAGTTTGCACAATGCGAATGTATCGGAACTGTGCGAGCCAAAAGGGATAACCATAGAGTACACCAGGGATAAGGGTGCAATATGGACGGATTATGGAGCGTCTGACGAAAACAAAGTGAAGCTTCTATCGGCCATTGGATGGAGTGTCACGCTTGGAAAAACTGGCCCTGGGGACGAAAAGAACACAGATATCGGGTTGCGCATAACGCTGGATGGCGGAATGGGTATCTATGCGGAGATTAAAAAGCTTCTTATCAATTTCAATACGAATGGCGCAACCGGGTGTACGGTTACGTTTGAATTTGCGCCGAACGATTCGAACGGCGAACCTACAGAAAACTGGGGGCTACTAAAAACAAAACCCATCAATGGTTGGAGCGGATGGAATAGCTACTATCTGAACCGGAAAGTCGGTAATTCTTCGTATGCCGGAAGGCTGCGGATGACGTTTTATATTTCCGGAGTCAGTCAATCCGGATATTCCAGCAGCGCTCAAATATACAACATCATCCTTCTTGCCCCCAATCGCTGGACCACCCCATCAACCTTGGCAAGAACCGGCCACCTCTACTCTTACGACTGGAAGGGCAACGCAACCTTCCCTGGTAACGTACAGGCCAAGACGTTAAACGGCCACACACTCCAAACGAACGTACCGCCCGGGGCGAAGTTTACCGACACGACCTATGGTACTGCCACCCAATCCGCCGATGGCCTGCTGTCCTCCGGGGACAAAGCAAAGCTTGACGGCTTGCGGAGACCGCTGGTATATCACAACGTCCAGGTAGCGGCCTCTGCCTGGGGCAGCGGGGCAGGTGAGGTCGGCGGTGTGTGGACGAGGTATGCCAATATCCCAATATCCGGGGTTAACGCATCCATGTATGCCCAGGTGGTGTTCAATCCAAACGACCACCAAAATTGCAATTTTGCATCAATGTGTGCAACGTATGACAACCGAGTGGTGATTTTCTGCGAGACCGCCCCGGGGTACACAATCACGATTCCCACCATTATCGTGTGGGATACCTGAAAGGAGTGAATCAAAATGATTGGAATCACCAATGCGGGGGGCGGAGGTGACGGGGGATGGCGAATAACGACCGTATACGGTGGAACAGCCCCTCCATCTAATCCAAAAGAGTATGATATTTTTATCAATACCAGCACGCCGCTGGCAGCCGGAGAGATAACGCCAAACGTTCAAAGCAAGCCGTCATGGGACGCTACGGAAGGAACTTGGTATGTCGGAGTACAGCCAGGCGGCATTAATGGTGACCATTGTCCTTTCGCGCATAATCGCCGCAATGGCCATAGTATAACCGGCGGCCCTGTGCAGACATGGGAGAGAATCAACGGCCAATGGTGGCCAATGAATGCCTATATGTGGCATAAAAACCAATGGATTCAATTTTCCTGGACCTACAACGGCGAACTCTTCGCAAACGGCAACCAGTACACGGAGCATACCGGAGGATGGGTGGCTACCGCTAATTGCCAAAACGGCTGGTATGTTGAGGGTAGCGAAAAATGGATATGGCCGCATGCGCCCGCCCTTGAAATCAGTACCGTGATGAAGATTTGGCAGACATCCAACCCGTGGGTAGGCACTGTGTTTACAGGGAAGGCCGTCGATGTGACGAATTACAGCAAGCTTTATGTGGACCTGCAATACAACTGCATCGGTGCCGGACTGAATAACGGTTTCAATGTATGCGTTACGAAATCCAATGGCAACAACTTTACGCCGTTGGCAGAGTATAACGTTGATACGGGCAATGGTAACAAAAGCTATGACGGCACCATCGCCATAGACTTGAGTTCCATCTCCGGTGCGGTATATGTGGCAATCGCATCTCATCAGCACGGCGGCACCGATACCGGTAACAACATTGTGAATATCCGTAAAATCTGGAGGGCGTGAGCGATATGAAAATCTACATTGATACCGATTTCAAGTGCCACACCAAACCTGGTGAGGGTCTGCGGGAGTTTGAAACCAGGTTTTTCGGCAACGTCCCGGATGCCTATATCGAGGGCTACCGCTATGTACCTGAGGGCGAGACCTGGGTGCGGAAAACCCCGACCTACAACATTGACCATGAGGTAGTTGGGGAAAGTGAAACCGAGTTTATGGGCGAAATGGTGGCCCCATGGAAGCCCTGGGAGGAGCTGGACAAAATCCTTCGGGAATTTGAGCAGACCCAGAACCGGGAGCTCACCGCCCAGAACGCCGAGCTGGTGGATGCTATGGCCAGCATGGTTGAGGACGTTTATAATCAAGATGTAGCTGTTATTGAGGGGGAGTGACGGTATGTTTACCGTATCCATAAATTTAATCAATTGGAGGATTTTTAAAATGTACAAAAGCATGAAGATTCTGATCACCAGACACTTCTACAAGACCGGCGAGATCGCCCAGAACAAGCTGGATGTGTTCTTCGCCTGCAACCGGCTGACGGACGAGGAGTATACCGAGCTGACGGCGCTGGTGGAGACGGTGTACGGCGGGGAGGCGTAAAAGCGGGGGAAGCCCTGGGGAACCGGGGCTTCCCAAAACCAACAGGAGGTGACGGCAGATGGCAACGGAAGAAGAAAAAAAGAAGCTGATGCTCTATGACAGCAGCTATCTTGACCGGCTGCAGAAAAGCCAAGCGGCACTGGACAGCCATTTGAGCGCAAGGCCGGGAGACTACCAGAGCAAGTACCAGGAGCAGATCAACAAGGCCATGGAGAGCATTGCAAACCGGAAGCCCTTTCAGTACGATGTGAACGGGGATGCTTTATACCAGCAGTACAAAGACCGGTACACCCAGATGGGCAAACAGGCCATGCAGAACACCATGGGACAGGCGGCGGCCCTGACCGGGGGCTATGGGAACACCTACGCCCAGCAGGTGGGGCAACAGGTGTATGGGCAGTATATGCAGGGGCTGACCGACAAAATCCCGGAGCTTTACCAGCTGGCCCTGAGCAAATATGACCGGGATGCGGCGGCGGAAAAGGACCGGTACAACCTGTACAAAGATGCGGATGCCACGGACTATGGCCGGTGGGGAGACAAGCTGAACCAATGGAACACGGACAGAGGATACCTTGCCGGACGGGCCGACACGGAGCTGAGCCAGGCCCTGACCATCGGGAACACCATGTATCAGCGGCTGGCGGAACTGGGGGCCTTGGGCTACACCCCATCGGACGAGGAACTGCGGGCTGCGGGCCTGACCCGGGGCCAGTGGGATATGCTGCATCCGGCGGTGAGCTATGACGGCGGCGGTGGCGGCGGCTGGTCCGGCGGCGGCGGCGGCGGAAGCGGCAGTGGAAAAAGGAAGATGACACTGGAAGAAATCCGAGAGGCTACGCAGCAAGTCAAGAAAGAGGGCGGTTTCCTGGCAGCAAATGCCTTTGCGCAGAGTGCTATGAAGGAGAATGGCATTACCGCAAAGGTCCCCCAGGATTATTTCTTTGGAAATAGACGGCGATAACGGAGGAACGTATGGCTAGGTACATGGGAAAAGGCTATGAGGAAATCTGGAAATCTGTAATGGGAAGTGAAAAAATGCCTGGCCAATCCGGCCAGGCTACTTCTCGTGAGGAAAGCAAAACGAAGTCATCCGGCGGAAAATACAGCGGCATGAGTTCTGAAGAAATCTGGAATTCCGTTATGGCCAAAAGCGAAGCACCCGGATGGAAGGCATACCAGGGGTGGCTGGGAGATTACAGCAACGTTGCCACAAAGTACCGGGACTATTCCAAGAGGAACTCCGGAAAGTGGCAGGCGGACGCCTTTGGCGGAACAAAGGCTGCCATGGATTCTCTGCTGGGACGTTATGACGAAATCTACAGCGGCCTGGAGGACGACTATGATAAATGGATGTTCCGGAAGGACTACAACGGCCTGAAGAAAACCTATGACTATTTGCAGGAGGCCAACAAGTTTTATTCCCAGTTCCGGGACGGGGATGACTATGACCGCACCCGGTCCGGGTATGGGAATTTTGGGGTTGGCTACAATGCGGAAAGCTACGGTCTAAAAGAGCAGGATGCCCGGGAGCTGCGGCGGCAGGCCTATGAAAAGGACAAGGCGGCCTATCATGCGGGATACGGGGATGCGGAAGCGGCGGTAAAGGCTCTGCAGCAGGAGCGGGTTTTGGCAGAAAGCCGGGCGAGGCTGGGAGACGGGATGTACAACGATTTGTATTTCCAGGACCTGGAACGGCGGGAACAGGAAGCCAAGGAGGCATTGAACCGGAACGCCCTGATTTACAAAGACCGGATGGATGCGTATGAGGCTACCTGGGGGAAAATCGACCAGTACGCCGACACCATGAAACAGGCCAAGGGAACCAAGGGCAGCTACACAGGGCCGGGATTCCAGGAGGCCATGGACTGGCAACGGCAGCAGTGGGAACGGGCTACCGGCAGCCAGCCGGGGGTATCCAGCCCCAGCGGGCCTTCCGATGCCCCGGAAATCGGGGATAAACTGGGCTTCTGGCTGAGCCTGACCCCGGAACAGCAGGGACAGGAGGCTGTCGTCCACGGCAGCGGCAAGCACTGGGAGAACCTGCGGGAGGAGGAAATCAGCACCTACTACTACCTGCAACAGCAGCAGGGGCAGGAGGCGGCAGACCGATTCCTGGAGGACATGGAGCCGGAACTGAACCGGCGGGCAGATGCAAAAACCATTGAACAGCTGCAGAATACCAGCGGCTGGGGGCTGGTGGGCAAGAATGCCGAGAGCGTGGCAGCCAATCTGGTGGGGGCCATTCCGGCGGCCATCGGCAAGGCGGAGGAGCTGGTCACGGGCAAACACGACCCCTACAGCGGCAGCTCCGCATGGCGGCGGTACGCAAGCTACATCCGGGGAATCACCGGCGAGCGGGTGGAGGACTGGACCAAGCGGGAACTGGACTTTAACGACACGGCGGCGACCTTTGCCAACAACGTCTACCAGGCAGTCATGAGCGGTGTGGACAGTGCGGCAGGCGGAATGCTGTTTGGTGCCGGTGCCGGGGTGCCGGTGGGGCGGTTTACCATGCACGTTGGTGGGTACACCACTGTGATGGGACTGGGGGCTTTTGCGGACCGGGCCCAGGAACTGCAGCTCAAAGGCGCAAGTGCCGAGCAGATCGCCCTGGGGGCTGTGGGCAGCGGCGTCTTGGAAGCCCTGTTTGAAGACATTTCCCTTGAAAGCTATGTGACCAACATTCTGGAAAACCCGGCAACCACCCTGCGGGAGTTCGGGAAGAAACTGGCGGTGCAGATGGGGGTGGAGGCTTCGGAAGAAGTCTTTACGGAGATCGGCAACATGATGTGGGATGCCATCGTCATGGGCCAGGCTTCGGACACCCAACAGGCCATCCGGAAGTACATGGAGCAGGGTATGGACCAGGATCATGCCCGGGCGCAGGCAATCAAAGACAACGCCCTGGACATTTTCTGGGCGGGATTTGGCGGTGCCATTTCCGCCGGGGCCATGGCCGGTGTGGGCCAAATGGCGGCAGGAGCGGCGAGAAGCGCACAGGAAACCGCCGGGAATTTTGAGGTGGGCCGGAACATCGTCTACAATGGGCAGGTGCGGGATCTGGAAGGACAGGCACGGCAGCTGCAGGATGCCCGGAAAAGCGAGAAGCTTATGAAGCTTGCCCGGAAAGCGGCGGGGCTGTATGATGAGGGCGAACAGGGCATTGGAACTGCCTACAAGGCGGGCAAGGTGGCCACCGGCATTGCCAGAGAGGCGGGCCGGGAGGCGGCCAGAGCCAGGGGTACGGAGTTCCGGGCGGCGGCGGAAGCATACCTGGCGGACCGGGAGGACATCACCGACAAGAAGCGGGCACTCAACGTGCTGAGCAGGGTTTATAACAAGGATACCCAGCTGCCCGGAGACCAGGCGGCCTACCAGAAACTGGGGGGCGACAAAACCGTAAAGGCCATTCTGGATAGCGTGGGCGGATCTGAAAGCTTCCAGGCACGGGTGGACCAGCGGCGGGCGGCCTCTATGCGGACGGCTGCGGCGGTTCAGGACAGCGTTTTAGGACGGCAAAGCAATGACACCGGCAACATGGAATACCAGAGCGGCGGGGACGGCACGGCCCTGAGAAAGGGGACGGCGGAACCGGTACAAATCACCGGCATTGCCGATACCAAGGGCGGGCTGATGCTTAAAACCGGAGACGGTGATACGGTATTGGCCAAAGACATTGTGGCAGGGTCCCGGGGGGAGGCGGCGGTTCTGAACGCCATCGACTTTATGGAAACCAACCCCTACACGGCCCAGGCACTGTGGGAAGCCAGCAGGGTCAGCCCCCTGGACGGGGTGGATTTTGCCAAGGGCATTAAGGATGCCTATTTGCAGGGCCGGGTCGGGACACCGTATGAGCGCATTCAGCCCTACAGCTATGCGGCAAAGCTTACGGATGCACAGCGGAAGACCGCTTGGACAGAGGGGCGGACGGCACTGGAACAGTACACCAAGGCCCAGGCGGAGAAAGTAAACTCCGGGGCCATGAAAGCGGCCCAGAAGGGCGTGACGGTGACGGACAGCGCCCAGAAGGTAAAGAGCCTTAACAAGCAGCAGAAAAGTGCCATGGCAGCGGCCAACGCTCTGGCGGCGGTGGGGCTGCACATCGAGGTATACGCAAGCACCCCGGAGGACCGGGCAAAGGGTATGCCCAACGGCACCTACCGGAAAAGTGACGGCGGCATTGCGGTTGACCTGAACGCCGGTGACGGGGGTCAGGGGGCCATGGCCTACGCACTGGCCCATGAAACCACCCACTTTATCAAGGACTTCTCCCCGGAACGGTACAAGGTCTATGCAGACCTTTTGGTTGCCGAGGCCCAGCGGCAGGGCATCCGGTATGATTCGGTGTTTGCCGGAGAATATGACCGGGTGGCGCACATGGAGGAGTACAAGGGGAAGGGCGAAAAGGAGCTCCACGACATTGCCTACGATGAGACCATTGCTGAAATGTCGGAAATGATGCTGACAGACACGGATGCCATTGGCCGGATCGCCGGGAAGCTGAAGAATCAGGACAAGGGCCTGTGGGAGAAGATCAAGGATTTCTTCACAGGGCTTGTGGAAAAACTGCGCAATGCCTACCAGGATGCGGAGCCGGACAGCGAGATCGCCAAGATTCTGAAGCGGGCAATCAAGGACAACGAGGCACTGGCAGAAGCCTGGGCCAGTGCGGTGGTGGATGCCGGGGAGAATTACCAGCTGCAGGACGGGCAAAAAAAGAACGCCCGGGAGGGCGAGCGGTATTCTTTGAGAGGGCAGACACAGCAGGAGATTACAGCAAACTATCAGGCAGAGGTTGACAGTATCCTCAACATGCAGGATACCACATCAAAGCAGGTTGTTGTTGGGTATACACCGACTGTGTATCAGGAATTGGGAATGCCCTCTTTGCCCCTGACCATTGGCAGCGGACACGTTTACTCCGCCGCCAAGACAGAAGCCGAGGCACAGCAGGACGGAAATTTCCGAAAAGGGGTTCATTATCACGGGCTTGGTGATGCGGCGGTAAAGAACATTTACAGCGCAATACAAGACCCGGTTATGGTTATTGCGGCAAAGGATGTAAACAAAAATGTTTCTCCCATGCGCAGTACACATAGCGTGGTTGCCATTGTAGATATTGGCACATCCGGGAAATCTCTGCTGGTTCCTATTGAGATTACAGCGGAACGCAAAGTAAACGGGATTCGCATGGACGTGAATACGATTTCCAGTGTGTACGAAAAATCCGTAAAGAACCTTGTGACAGAAGCTATTGCACAGGAAAATTCAGGTGACATTGGAATATTCTACGCAAAAAAAGAAGCATTGACCCTGCCAGGTGCCGGGGTCCAATTCCCCGTACAGCTTCAGCAGTCAATTGCTTCTAATAGCATTGTACACAGGTTCTCCGAAAAAGTCAACATGAAAATTTCGGAAAATACCCAGAGCCAACAGTTCAAGCGGTGGTTCGGTGACTGGCAGAATGACCCGGCCAGGGCGAGCAAGGTTGTGAACGAGGACGGGACACCGAAGATCATGTACCACGGGACTGGTGCTGAGTTCACTGTGTTTGACCGAGCCAAAGGGAAGAAGAAAATCCATTTGAACGTGTTCGGAGACGGTAATTATTTCACGGCTCTTGAAAGCGGGGCAACCAGATATGGGAAAAATGTTGTAGCTGCATATCTTGACATTAAGAACCCGTATATCAAGAGTTCCGAATACAATACTGTAGCTGACCAAATCGCAAACGATTTTGAGCTTGATAGAACGACCTACACCGGGAAAGACGTGTCTGCCATTCTGAAAGCACGTGGATATGACGGCGTGTTCATGCTAGATGGCAATGGAGAAGTTGTCATTGCAAATGCGTTTGACAGCAATCAGATCAAGTCTGCCACGGACAACGTGGGAACCTTTGACAAGAACAACCCGGACATTCGCTTCTCCCAGCGTGTGCGGGAGGGGGACCAGGTGGAGCGGTTGGCCAGGCAGAATGAGGTGCTGGAAAAGGAAGTACGGTATCTTAAAGAGCTGGTGAACATCCAGAAGCGTGGAAACAGGGACAACATTCTGGACCGAAATTCTGTGAACAAGCAGGGCAAGGCTCTTATGGACAGCGTAAACGCCAAGGGGAGCAGCACGGAATTTAACCGGATGCTCAACGACCTGTACCGGGAAATCAGCACGGTGGAAATGGATTATGACACCCTGAAAGAAAAGGCCGGGGTGCTGGCGGACTGGCTGATGAATCACCACCAGGCGGAAAAGGACAGCTACGCCCAGGAAATCCTGGACTTTCTGGCAAAGCGGCGGGTAAGCCTGAGCGAGGGGCAGACCGGGGAGGTCGAATACAGTTATGGCAGCCTGAACGACTTTAAGAGGGCCATCAAGGGCAGCGTGATCATCGATCCCAACGCCAACACCAGCCTGGACCAGCTGTGGCAGAAAGCAGCTGCAAAGTATCCGGACAAGTTTACGGATATTGTGGATGCGGATATGCCGGGGCAGCTGGCCGAAATCGTAGAGTGGGCCAACAGCAGCGAGAGCGAGGGGGAGGCTCTGTGGCAATACTACGGAGCGGAAACCAGAAATGACCTGATTGAGCAGGTACTGCTGGGCTACTGGGAGGCAGAACCCATCCAGAGCGTGGCAGACAAGAGCCGGGCGGAAATCGCCAAGCTGCGGCAGGAACACCGGGAAGCCATGCAGGAGGCCCGGAAAGAGAAGCGGCAGGCGGTGACGGATGAGCGGGCCAGAAGCAACGCCGCCATTGAGGCATACCGGGCCCAGAGGGATGCAATGGACAAGGCCCAGAAGGGCCTGTATGAGGCAGACCGGCGGATGATCGAACAGCAGTACGCCAAGCAGATGAAAGAACTGCGCTCTCTCTACAGTGAGGACACCCAGACCATGCAAAAAGAGTTCTTCCGGCTGCTGCGGGAATATGAAAAGCAGCAGACCAGGAGCGAGAAGCAAGGGAGCCGGGATACCCAGACCATCCAGAACCTGAGGGACAAGCTTAAACAGGAGGCCAACAGCCACAGGGAGGACAGTACCGCTTGGAACCGGGAGTTTAACCGGCTGCTTCGGGAATATGAAACCTCTGGGCGTAAAATTGGCCGGCTGGAAGAAAAGGTCCAAAAACAGCGGGAATCAGCAAAGGCCAAGGTAGAAAGCCGCCGGAGAACGGAGGAGCGGGCGAAAATCCAGAAAACCCTGGACACCCTGAACCGGTATCTGCTGCACCCCACGGATACCATTCACGTTCCCCAGGCACTGCAAAGCAGCGTGGCGGCGGCACTGGATGCGGCCAACAGCATGATTCTTAGCAGCAAGTCTGAAAGCAACGCCAAGAGGCTGGCAGACTATGCCGCCCTGATGCAGAAGCTGGAAGAACAGCCGGAGGCCAACGCAGAAAAAATCCAGGATTTGAACCGGAAAATCCAGAATTTGACCCGGCAGGATGGGAACATGAAAAATGCCATTGGGGAGCTGCTGGGGAAGTACAAGAGCCTGGAAGGTGAAATGCTGTGGGATAAAAACATAGAGGACATGATCAAGGAGTGCTACCAGGTGGTGGGCAACACCGCCTACCGGGACTTGAACCTGGAACAGCTAAAAACGGTGAAAGACACCTATCGGGCACTGCTGACCACCATCCAGAACGCCAACAAGACCTTTGTGGCGGAACGGACCGCCGGAATCCTGGATCTGGTGAACCGGACACGGCGGGAACTGGCGGGGAAGCCCCTGAAAAACACCCGGCAATCCGGCATTGGCGAGACCTATGACAAGTTCAGCTGGAACAACGAGAAGCCCATTTACGCCTTTGAGCGGATCGGCAGTGCAACGCTTTCGGAGCTTTACCGGAATCTGCGGGCCGGTGAGGACACCTGGGCCAGAGACGTGAGCGAGGCCAAGGCATTCTTCACGGGGTCTGCGGCACGGCACGGCTACGACAAGTGGCAGTTTGGAACGCTGGAAACCTTTACGGCTTCTGACGGTACCACTTTCCAGCTGGATTTGGACGAGCGAATGAGTGTCTATGCCTACAGCCTCCGGGAGCAAGCCAGAGAACACCTGCTGCAAGGCGGCATTACCCTGAGTGCCAACACACAGCGGGAAGTAAAGGGGCCGCTGGGATGGACAAGGGGCGTGAAACTGAACGATGCTACGGCTTATGCACTGACGGTAGAGACCCTACAGGACATTGCTGACAGCCTGACCCCGGAGCAGCGGGCCTTTGCAAAGGAAATGCAGCAGTACCTGAGCACCGTGATGGGGGCCAAGGGCAACGAGGTGAGCATGGCCCTATACGGCATTAAGAAGTACAACGAGCGCAACTACTGGCCCATCAAGTCCAGCGGACGGTTCAGCGAGGTGGTGCGGAACTCCCAGGAACAGGTGGGGAAGCTGAAGAACAAGGGCATGACCAAAGCTACGGTAGAACATGCCAACAATCCCATTGAAATCAGCGGATTCATTGACACCTGGGGAAATCACGTCTCCGACATGAGTATGTACCATGCCTTTACGCTGCCTATGGAGGACTTTGACCGGGTGTACAACTGGCACCAGACCGGTGACGGGATGGAACAGCAAAGCGTCGGTATCCGGCAGCTGATCGAGAAGACCCACGGCAAGGGGGCGGTTTCCTACATCGACACCTTCATGAAAGACCTGAACGGGGGCATTAAGTCCGACCCAAGAGCGGACGTGACCCGGAAGATGCTGAGCAGCTTTAAGAAAGCGGCGGTATCGGCCAGCCTTTCCGTAGCCATCCAGCAGCCCAGTGCGGTGGGCCGGGCCTTTGCCTACATTGAGGCCAACTACTTTACAGGCGGCAAGGTGGAGGGCGTAAAGGGTGTAAAGGAAACCTGGGAGCAGATGAAGAAATACGCCCCGGGCGTGGTGGTGATTAAGGACATGGGCCGGTTCAGCATGGACATGGGTATGAGTGTCCAAGACTACATCATGGGCAAAGACAGCGTGGGGACCTGGGAGAAAGTAATCAACAAGGTGGACGATGTTTCCGGGCTGCTGCCGGAATATGCGGACAAGGTGACCTGGTGCGCCATCTGGGAGGCGGCAAAGCGGAAAACCGCCGCCATGAACCCGGGGCTCAAGGGTGATGCCCTGCTGTACAAGGCCGGAGCGCTTTTCAGTGACACGATTCAGAAGACCCAGGTGTATGATTCGGTATTTTCCAGAAGCGCCAATATGCGCTCCAAGGACCTGCTCAGTGCCATGACAACCTCCTTTATGGCCGAACCTACCACCACGGTCAACATGGTAGAGGCGGCAGTGCGGAAGCTTGTAAAGGGTGACAAGCGGATGGGTTCCAAGATGCTCAGTGCGGTAGCCACGGCCACGGTGCTGAATGCGGTGCTTGCCAGTTTCGTCTACGCCATGCGGGACAAGGACCAGGACAAGACCTATTGGGAAAAATATGTGGCCAGCCTGACGGCGGAGATGATCGACAGCGTTAATCCGCTGACCTACGTCCCAATATTGAACGACATCAACAGCCTTTTGCTCGGATACAGTGTGAACCGGACGGACCTTTCTTTGGCTTCTGATGCAATCGACACCATCAAGGGGCTATATACCACCTACAAGCGGTTTGACCCGGACTGGGACGAGGAGCGCAAGAAGGAGTGGGAAAAGAAAATCCGGGACGGCTGGTTTAACACCACCCTCTCCATGGGCAATTTCCTGGGGTTGCCGCTGAAAAACGTCTATCGGGACGTTTCCGGCATGGTGAACACCTGGACAAACCCCAGCAGAAAGGCAGAAATGAGCGTGGATACCATTTTGCAGGCCATGCGCAGCAGCGCAAAGCAGAATCTTCTCTTTATCAGCTGGACGGCGGACGAGAGCAACAGCGACCAGCTGTATGAGGCCATCACGGCGGGGAAGACGGTGCTGGCAAAACGGGTCAAAAGCCGATTCGAGGATCAGGCGGCCTATGAGAACGCCATCCGGAAAGGGTTGCGGGACAATGACCCCAGAATCCACCAGGCGGCGGAATATGTGCTGAGCATGGAGACGGAGAAGCGGGTGCGGCTCATCAGGGACATTGTGGCGGAGGGCCACTTTGACCAGGACACGGTGATCAAGGCCATCAACGCCGAGGCAAACAGCATGAAGGAAAAGACCCCCAGTGACAAGGAAGCCAAGCCGGAGAAGCTGTACAGTGCCGAGGAATACGTCAACGCCCAAAGCAAGGGCCTGGGGTATGCCCAGGAAATCCAGAAAGGCATTGTGCAGTACAACCTTGACCGTATCCGGGAGGAAGACCCGAAGCTGAGCCTGGAACGGGCGGAGGACAAGGCCAAAGAACGATTCCAGAGTGCCGTTAGAAGCGAGACGAAAATCGCTTATCAGGACGGGGACCTGGATGACAGCAAGGCCCGGAAGGTGCTGCTGGCGGCGGAGGCGGAGAGCGAGGATTCCGTGGAGGATAAGCTGCTGGCCTGGAAAACGGATGCGGAACTTGGATTTGAGTATGACTGGGAGGAAAGCAAATTCAGACAGTACGCCAAGTATATCCGGCCATCCGGCATTTCTGCGGACATTTTCGACACGTTCATAAAGGAACAAAATTACATCGAAGGCGAAGACCTGAATGGAGACGGAAAAAACGACCCATATACGACCGTTGCCAACAAGGCCAAGTACATTAACTCCCTGCCGCTGACGGCGGCGCAAAAGGAAACGCTGTGGGAGAGCATAACATACAGATACAGCAAGAAAACCCGGGCCAGATACCGCCTTTGGTAAGCGGCCCGGGGCCCCAGTCGAATAGAAAACCGTGATAAGATTTGCTATAACATAGGCATAAGGAGGCGAGCATATGAACATGAAGCAAATTCAGCAGCTGCTGGACTACCTGGGCTATTCTCCCGGAACCGTGGACGGCATTATGGGTAAGAACACCCGGGCGGCAATCCAGGCGTTTCAGGCGGCGGAGGGGCTGACGGTGGACGGGATCGCCGGGGCCAACACCCAGGCCAAGCTTAAAGAGGCGGTCTGGCAGGACCGGTTCGCAAAGAAAAATACCACGCCCAGCAGCGGGCAGCCGCCCGACAAGACGGGGACATTTTGGGACGGGATCAAGTACTTTTCCAGGAGTGACCCATTTATTGGCTGCTCCTGCGGACGGTGCGGCGGATTTCCGGTGGAGCCTGCTGAAAAGCTGATGCGGCTGGCGGATGCGGTGCGGGAAGCTGCGGGGCGGCCCATGGTGCCGACAAGCACTGTTCGGTGTGAAATCCACAACCGGGAAGTGGGCGGCGTGGCAACCTCCCGGCACATGAAGGGTCACGCCATGGACTTCCGTATCCCTGGGCTTTCATCGGGACAGATTCTGGCCATTGTGCGGCAGCAGAAGGGCGTGGTTTACAGCTACGCCATCAACGACCGGTGCGTACATATGGACATTGGAAATTAGGGGGAGAGACATTGAACGAATGGATCAAAACCGCCATCACCGTTCTGGTAACGCTGCTGGGGTCTGCGGGCTTCTGGACATGGGTGAATGCTCGCACGTCCAAGAAAAGCGCAAACACACGGCTGATGGTGGGGCTGGCCCACGACCGGATCGTGTATTTGGGCATGAAGTATATTGAGAGGGGCTATATCACCCGGGACGAGTACGAAAACCTCAACGATTATCTGTTTGAACCGTACTCGGAGGCTGGGGGAAATGGCTCTGCAAAACGTGTGATGGAAGAGGTACAAAAACTACCTTTGCATAATTAAAATTTTAGGAGGAAACAAATCATGGAATTTCTGAACACCTTTGTCGTACCCGTCATCGTGGGCCTTTGCCTGGTGGTGGGCTATCTGATCAAGCATGTCACCAGTGCGGACAACCGGTGGATTCCGGTTATTGTGGCGGTGCTGGGCGTGGCCCTGAGCCTGTGGCTGAACTGGCCTTCCATTACCCCGGAGGTGATTTTGGGCGGTGCTGTTTCCGGCCTGGCCTCCACCGGCCTGCACCAGGCATTTAAGCAGTGGCTGGATAAAGACTCTAAATAATGTATGGCTCGGACGGTTCTGTGGAACCGTGTCCTATTGGATGAGTTTATAAGTCTGGCATCTTTATCTGAAGATGAAGAGCTTATCATCCGGGCACGGGCCGCCGGATGGAGCCGAGTTAAAATGTGCCACGAATTTAATATGTCCCTTGCTTCTATAGACAGAATCGTTGCAAGGCTGAAACGCAAATACGATGAAGTTCAGCCATACAGCGACAAGTTGCCAGTGCGAAAAAAGTGATAAAAAGCCGACAGGTAATCGAAAGGTTGCCTGCCGGCTTTTTTGTTACCATAAAGGCAGAACGGAGGGAGACCATGTGGCGAAATTACAACCCCAATCCCCTGGCCGCCCGGGTGGGTGATTGCTCCGTCAGGGCAATTTGCAAGGCAACGGGGATGGACTGGGAAAACGCATTTTTGCAAATGGCAGCTGCGGGGCTGGATATGTGCGATATGCCATCCAGTAACAATGTGTGGGGCGCTATATTGCGGAAGAATGGCTTCGAACGGTTTGTGATTCCAAACACTTGCCCGGATTGCTACAGCGTGGATGATTTTTGCCTGGATCATCCGAAGGGGCTTTATGTGCTGACGCTCAAAAACCATGTGGTGGCCGTGGAGGATGGGGACATTTACGATACATGGGACTGCTCCGGAGAGATACCGCTTTACTTCTGGAAAAGGAAAGGTGATTGAACATGTACAACTACGGAATGGGTGGAAACCAGTTTCTTTATGGGCAGAACCCTCCACAGCAAGCCCAGGGCACTGGAAACAACATTGTATGGGTGCAGGGCATGGCTGGGGCGAAAGCCTACCCTGTGGCTCCTGGGGCCGCAGTGTGGATGATGGATAGCGAAGAAAAGCAGTTCTATGTGAAAAGCGTAGACGGTAGCGGCATTCCTAATCCGCTGCGGGTGTTTCGGTATGAGGAAGTCCGGGAGGTAAAGCAGCCGGAAGCACCGGCGGGAGACTATGTGACACGGGAAGAATTTGAAAAGCGGATCGCAGAGCTGACAGGAGGAAGCACAAATGAATGACCTTTTTAAGCAGTTTGGTGGGAATGTCCCTCTCCCTGGAGGAATCGGAAACATGATCCAGCAGTTCTCCCGGTTTCGGGAAAACTTTCAGGGCGACCCGCAACAGCAGGTTCAACAGCTGCTGAACTCCGGAAAAATGACACAGCAGCAGTTTAACCAGCTGGCCGGACTGGCGAACCAGTTTCAACAGCTTTTGAAATAAGCCGGGTGCGCAACGGTTTATATAAAAACTTTAAGGAGGAAACCATATGAACGATTCTATGACCCCTGCCGATGTAATGGCTTTGACCAGCAGAAACAATGACGGCATGTTTGGAGGCAGCGGCGCATGGTGGATCATCATCCTGTTCCTGTTTGCTTTTGTGGGCTGGGGCGGCAATGGTTGGGGCGGTAACGGGAATTCCGGTGCAGCCGACAACTATGTGCTGGCCAGCGACTTTGCAACGGTGCAGCGGATGATCTCTGATACGACCAACTCTCTGGAACGAAAGCTGGACTATGCCCAGAACGGCATCTGCAACCTTGGCTACACCCAGGCACAGCTGATCAACGGTGTGCAAATGGGCCAGATGCAGCAGGGCTATGAGACCCGGATCGCCGTCAATGGCGTGGAGCGGCAGCTTTCTGACTGCTGCTGCGGCGTAAAGCAGGAGATTGCCGGGGTAAACAACAACCTTGGCCGGGCCATTGAGCGTGGCTTCTGCGACACCAATTACAACATGCAGGCCCAGCACAATGCAACCATGATCGCCATCGACAAGGTGGGTGACCGGGTGATCGACTACCTGAACAACTCCAGAATGCAGGACCTCCAGGCCGAGAACCAGGCCCTGAAGCTGGCTGCTTCCCAGGCGGTGCAGAACAACACCATTAAGGGCTATATGGCAGAGCAGTTTGCCTACTACAATCCCCGGCCCGTACCCGCCTACCAGGTGCAGAACCCCAATTGCTGCTGCAACAGCCCCTGCGGCTGCTAAGGGGGGCGGTAGAGCTATGGCGGTTGAACTTACTGCAAATGCTGCCCAGGCTGTAGCAGCTGGGCAGAACGTGCTATTTACAGATACGCCGGTGAAATGTAACCGGGGGTATGTTGTTCACCGTGATGGGGCTGGCCTGGTTACCCTGCGGGGTATTTGTAACGGGTGCTCCACCCTGGCCCGGTATCGGGTGCTGTTTGTCGGCAACATCTCGATACCGACAGGGGGAACGGTAGAGGCTATCAGCTTGGCCTTGTCTTTGGGTGGTGAGGCCATCCAGCAGACTACGGCAACGGTTACCCCGGCGGCAGCAGGAAGTGCATTTAATGTGGCAACAGCTGCATTTGTTGATGTGCCTAGAAACTGCTGCGCAAGCCTGGCAATCAAGAACATTTCCGCTCAGACTATCAACGTAGCGAATGCCAATCTGATGATTGAGCGGGTAGCGTAGGAGGTGACAATATGGAGAAACTGTATAAGCTCCGTGAGATCGCAATGAAGGAACTGGAGGGTATGGGAGACCGAGGCCTGGACCGTGGAAGCGCAGAGACGGCAAAGAACCTTGCATCTCTGGTTTGCAAGCTGGACTGTATCATGGATCAGGGCAGCTATTCCAGAGACGGGTATGCACGGCGGTACTACGATGGTGGCTACTCCAACCGGCGGGATTCTATGGGACGGTATGCCAGAGATGACGGCTACTCCTATGGCGGCATCTCGGACAAACTGCGGGAACTGATTGACAACCAGGGCATCGACCTGGATACCAAAAATGACCTGCACCGGATTCTGACACGGATGGAACAGCAGAAAGGCATGCGGTAATGCCTGTGGCCGGGAGCTATACGCTCCCGGCTTTTGACTGTAACCGTGACTGTTATTTACGCTATAGATATTTATACTGTGCTATATTTTCACATATAAAATAGTAAATATTGCTATAAAAACGTTAAAAAGAGTAATTAATACAGATAAATATATGCTTTGAACTGCCTTTTAAGCAG